TCTTTGCGGAATCTCCACTTGAACCTATCTGTGCGGAATCTCCACTTGAACCTATCTGTGCGGAATCTCCACTTGAACCTATCTGTGCGGAATCTCCACTTGAACCTATCTTTGCGTAATCTCCACTTGAACCTATCTTTGCGGAATTATTGCCATTGTCATTTTCTATGCCATCTTCAATTTCCTCAATCTTCGTTTTCTCCAGAGTAAAATCTACGCAAGCCTTAATAAAACCTTTTAAGCCCAACTTGGCTTTAATGTGAAGCTTATTAGTTGCACATTTGTTTTCTCTTTTAAAAACTTTTCCCAGCGGCTCAACTTCTGCAAATTCTGAAATCTCGCCATTCTCGTTTACAAGAGGGTAATAGTCCAGTGTATCAAATGGATTTTCACAATAATGCATCACACCAGCTTCGCATATCTCATTTCCATTTTCTTCATAAGTAGTGTTCTCTTCGTACTGCTTACCTCTGCATATCATTCCTTTGTTAAATGCTTTATACCCTTTTACACTCATCAGCTTTCCTCACTTTCTCCACTTAAAATCTGTCCAACAATCTGTCTTAATTCATCGCTAACCCTGCTTACAGTCCAAAAATCCGTAGTATCAAATGCGTGAGCACAATCAAATCCAATGTACCACTTGCTTTTATCATCAATTTCAAGTGGGCTAGGTGCTTCTTTGTGTGCATATGTAATACCGCCGTGGCAATTTATACTTGCTGTGTTGATAGGCAACCTTTTGGAAACCTGCACATATCCACATCTATAAGCAGATTTACCCATATGTCGGAGTATTACATAACAGTTAAAGCCATTGAAATTGAATGAATGTTCTAATATAGAAGTCATATTATCCCTCCACAATCTCTAATTTCTCGCTATCATTTACAATTAGCATAATCAACTGACTATCTACCATATCAGCAACTTTCTTCTGATTGTCCGTACTAAGGCTTTCAGAATCATCTAAAATAATAGGAACTGATATACCACTAATCTTCTGAATTGAATTGCAAATATCAACTCTGCCTAAAATCCTATTACCCTTATTAGACATAGTTGTTAAAATGCTCTTTCCGTCAGCTGTAGGTATGCAACAGCTCTTGTAATTACCATTCTTGGCATATTCAAACAACTGCCACTTAACCAAACCGAAATGACTGTTTACCGCTTCTGTCAAGGCTTCGTTCTTTGCTTTGTCTAATTTATCAAGTAAATCAAGGATTTTCTCGGCATTAGCCTTATTCTGTTCAGAATCAATCCTTGTCTGCCTTAATTCTTCAAGTCGCTGTTCATCTGCTGCCGTATCGGACCTTGCAATCTGGCTTTCACATTCTGCTAACTGCTGCCTTAAAGCTGTTTCCTGTGCCTTTAATTCTGCCTTAATCGCCGAAATATCATTAGCCTTGTGCATAGCTTCTTCTCTTTCAGCAATCTTCTGTTCAAGTGCCTTGTATTCTTCGGTGGCTGACACATCAATTTCCTGCGGAAGTTCTGATAACTGCTTTTCAAGGTCTGCTAAATCCACTAAATGTTTTTCTAACTTCTGCTTTCTGTCGGTCAGTTCCTGTTCAGCTCCAACTAACAATCCTTTGACTTCATCAAGCATTTTCTTAGCTGTGTTGCCCTTATCGGTAATTCTGCTAAGTTCAGTTTCTTTATGTGCCTTAAAATCTGCCTTTAGTTTCTCTTTCTTTTCCTCTGGGTATTCCTGTTTACAATAAGGGCAAATAAGATTATTCTCGTCAAATACACGCTCTTTTTCAGCTTTCCATTCGGTTCTGCTATCATCAAGTGTTTTCTGATATTCAGCTATCTTGTCCTTATCAAAACTAACAACATCTTCTGCGTTGCTGATTGACTTCTTGCTATCCTCAATCACATAATTAAGGTTACTAATCTGTGATTCAAGTTTTCTCCTAGCCTTGATATTTTCTTCATTAGCTTTGCGTGACATATCGCCAAGTTCAAATTTGAGATTAAGAATATCCGAACTAACCTTGTCATATTCAGCCATCAGCTTATCATTGTCAGTCTGCTTTGCCACGCAATCAGCAATCTGTTCTTTAAGGCTGTTCTTCTGTAATTCAAGGTCAGATACTTCAATAGTATGTTTAAGCTGTATATCTCTTTCCTTTTCCTTAATCTGTCCGTCAAGAATAGGCAAATCCTTTGTAATCTTGGTCTTGGTAGCCTTATTCATAGCGGATAATTCTTCAACTGTATATTTATTAAGTAAAGGAACTAACTCGGCTAATTCGGCTTTCTGTGAAGCTATATCAAGGTCTGTAACATCTCCTACAAGGCTGAATAGGTATTCTCTCATTTCTGCCGGTTTCTGATTAAGAAATGCGTTCACATTACTGCACATCTTAAATACATTCATATCCACGTCAAGGTACGCATTGAAGTCCTTTAATGTCTTAGGCACATCATTGATGAAATACTTGTTATCATCCTTATAACTGCTGCCATCTTTGCTGTAAGTACGCTTCTGCACTTTCTTCATAGTGATTTCTTTTCCGTCAATATCAAGTGTAAGTTCAACGCTTGTGTCCATATCATCAACAGATACTCCGTCAATTTCTCTTCTGACTACTGGATTATCCTTTAACTCATAATCGCAGTTAAACAAGCACCACAGATATGCCGTGGCTATTGTTGATTTGCCGACACCGTTCTTAGCCATAATTTTTGTAATGGCATAGAAATCAAATTCTGCGTGTGCATAGCACATAAAGTTTTCTAATACTACTCTTTTTAAAGTTGCTCTCATAAACAATATCCTTTCCTTATTATATATTCATAACAAATACGCCATCTTCAACTTGAAAGTTATCAATTTCCCTATCCGCATAGGCTGAATACTTAGCTTCCTCAAACGAACCGTTAAAAACTGTTCCTTGCTGTGGTGTCCATATCTGGCATGTAACATCTTCATCAATAGCCATACTTGCTAAATCTCTAACTGTAATATCACTATGCATTAGCTTCGCCCTCCTCTACATAATCAATTCTGCTTACTGATACTTCATAAGCAACCCTTGTTTCAATCTCATTGTCACTTATCTTCTTAGCGTACTCTCTGCTCTGGAATCTTCCCTGGATCTGAATGTGTTCTCCAACTTCAAGTCCACCCGCAAATCTTGCATTTCTTCCCCATGCTATACATGGTATGTAATCTGATTTGCCATATGGTCTGTTAACTGCAACTAATATATCTGCAATCTCTCTACCCTTTGGAGTACATCTGTATATAGGTGATTTACAGATGTATGCGTCAAGCATAACTGTATTGATATTTTCTTCAAATGGAAGTTCGGTTGCGTCCTGTGCTAGTATTTCAAGTTCTCTTGCAAATACCGATAAAATCAGCTTGCTCTCCACATCATCAATATGCCTGTTGAAGCTCCTTATCTGCCCTGAAACTGTGACAACCTGTCCTACTTTGATTTCTCTGATATCAACAAGTCTGTCTGATATCATTACCGGTAATGTATCTTTGTTACCACTTGTTCTTGAACACTTGAGCATGAATACATAAAACCCCTCGCCAAGTACTTCATGTGAATATTCTGGCTCTCTCTCAACTACTCCTGCTAATGTGATATTGTTGTTATTAATTGCATTTTCCATTTCTTTCTCTCCTTACTTTAATATGTAACTTCCTATCGGTACTTTATCCATTCTTTCAATCAGATGGATTTTGCAGCTGAAAGTATAGAACTTTCTAAAATCCTTTTCTCTCATGGCTCTCTGCCTGCTTCTATTCAACTTAATGATTCTTTTTATGCTACTCATTGGCACTCTCCTCTCTGGTTCTGTAATACATTGTTGTAAGAAATCCTTTTGTTGTTAAGCAATCGTAATTCTTCCATACCTCAAGGCTATGATTTGCTGTCTTAACAGCATTTCTTACTGCACTTCCAATAGAATCCTTACTTTTGCCGTATTTCTCGGCAACTTTCTTAATCTCGCCATCTATTGCTAATGCAGAATCAAGATTGCTCATAATATCAACGATGTATGCATAACCTTTTCTGTTAGAAAGAATACCTAAGTTGAATAATTCTTCTCTTATTCTTTTCTCCATAAACAAACTCCTTATCTGTAGCAAAAGTACATATTCTGCACTTTCTTATAAACGCCGCTACCTTGTTTAAATTCAGCTTGATACAACACATTGCTAGGTATGTCATATCCGCTTATTAATAATTCTTCTGCTATTCTCCAACATCTTTCTGTTGGTTCTTTGTAGAATCCACTGTTTTTAAGTTCTGTACATTGATATTGTCCTGATTGATAGATAACTTCTTCAATGCTGTTAGGAAAATACTCACTCTGTACTCGGTTCAAAACAACGGCTCCTGCAAGATATAGCATTTCATCATCGTTGCATGTCGCTCCGCATTCACCCATCAGCAAATGTGCCATGAGCGATAACTCATATTCATCAACACTTATCTCTCCAGTTTCAACCTTATAATCAACATGTGAGTTGTAGCATTCACTTAACACTGCACTCTGCTGATTAATCTTAGCTTGCGGCTGTACCGGTCTTAGAATCAACGCTATAAGGCTGATTCCTGCCAGTGTTGCGGATATGTTAATTATTTTTTCTTTCATATCTTCTCCTACATGTTTGTATCATGCACCACTTCAGCAAGTGCTATTGGTAACAAATAGGTGTCGATGAATTCGTGTACATCAGCTAAGTATTTTCTTTTAATACTCTTGTATGTCGCCACGCACCCGAATTCGCGTTTTAACTGCTTGTATATATCAGAATATACTGAACCGCGAATACCACCGTCTTTGTACGCATTGCTGTCCTTTCCGCCAAGTACTTCAATTCCTTTCTTTCTAACATGTTTCTGCACTTCTTCAATCTCACAGCCGTAAAGCGGAGTTTCTTCTTCGATACTGGTTATCTTATCTTCAACCTTATCAACTCTCTCTGTGAGTTCTGTGTTGCCCTGTGCCAATAATCTAATCTGTTCAGATGTTGTCAAAGGCTTACTGTAACTTCCTGTCTTTCTGATTGATGGAAGGACTTCTGATGTAACCCATTCTGTAAATCTTTCTGCACTTTCTTTACGGCTCTGAAAGATTGTCTTGTAAAGATTGCTCTCATTGATATACAAAAGCTTCTGTTCTCCGCCTTTTGTAAGGGTAGGAATAATATTCACACCCTTTGAGTTTAGTCTTTCCTTAACCTTTGATGGCTGTGTAAGTTCCAATGCCTTGCATACATCAGCCAAGCAAAACATAGGTTCATCATCTTTAGTAATAGTTCGGATTTCTCCAAACTCTGAATTGCTAAAAATCTGTAAATTATCCATATAACTCCTTTCTGCATTTTTGTGATATAATCCTCTTATCTTTTATATAGAAAAGAGGTGGGATTGTGAAAAATTTTGAAGATTTCAAAGCTTTTGTAAGCTCTAATGGCAATGAAATTCATTCTTCAATTCATCAGAAAGTAATGTCTGCTACTGAAAAGCAAAGCTTTGCTGACATTGCTGAAGAACACGAGTTTATTCGTCGTGCGTGGGTTGAAATTGGTATTATGGAAATGCTGGAACATTACCATAACTGGCTCAATCAAGATTAAAAGCTGATTTACCAACCTCACTCTGATACTCTTTATCTTCCTTGCTTGCAAGTTTCTTCAATGACCGGTTGATTTCTTCAAGCAAGGAGTTTCTTTTCTTTTCAATCTGGATTAATTCTTTCAGTTCTCTTTCCACTCGTTACTCCTTTCTAAAAGTTAAATGTTTTGAACTTCTAAAGCAAAAAAATAATCCTGTATATCATCTTCTGATAAATCTAATAATTTAATTGCTTTTAAAATCTCAACCTGTTTCCAAGGTCGCTTGCCTGTCATTTTAAGTGATAAAGTCCTGTCTGAACAGCCAAACGCCTTAGCAAAGTCTGTCTGACTTCCATACTTTTCAATTATGCGACCTCTTAACTTACTGTAATTAAAAGCCATTCTATTTTTTCTCCTTTCTACATTTTAAGTTCAATGTTTTGAACTGATTGTATAATATCATTATCAAACCAATGTGTCAATAAAAAGTTCAATATTTTTTACTTTTTAAGTTTTATATCTTGAACTTTTGTTCAAATAATGCTATATTATCAACAGAAAGGAGGATAACCAAAATGAAAGAAAGTACATCAGATAGGCTTGAACAGCTAATGAAAGAACGTAAGTTAAAACAGGTTGATATTTTGAACTTATCATTGCCTTATTGCAAGAAATACAATATCAAGATGAATAAGTCAGATATTAGTCAATATGTGTCAGGAAAAGTTGAACCTAGTCAAGAAAAGTTAGTTGTCTTAGGAATGGCTTTGAACGTGTCAGAAGCGTGGCTAATGGGATTTGATGTTTCACCAATCCGTAAGGATAATTCAAAAGAAGCTGAAAAAGATATTGATTTACTTTGGAAGTTTTCTATGTTAGAGCAAAGAGATAAAGAAACAATATTAGATATGATAGATGTTATGTTATCTCGAAAAGAAAAGAAGTAGGGTTTTACCCCCACCTCTTCAAGAAGTTTTCTATGAATGAATACAGGTACTCTAATGTACCTGTATTTTCTATTTTTTCTATTAATCCGATAATCTTTTGTTTATAGTCCTCATTCTCCATATATCCCCCTTATTGCACGATATAACGCTGGTAGCGATGGTGTTATTATAGAACATTTGTTCTTGCATGTCAACCTACCCCCAGTAGATTAACAGTTTTCAGCGGTGACACTGCCAACGCCAATCAAACAGTGCCACCTAGCCGAAACTTGAAGATTTCGTCCGAACTCTCTCGGACAATTATTATTATAAATACCTATAATATAAAAATCAACTTAAAGATATCGCAAGTTTTGACATCATTCGACAAATTATGTATATTATGATATGATTAGTAAAATTAAATTTAAGGGGGATTTGTCTATGACAAAGAGAATTGTAAGCATTGTGCTTGTTATGTGCTTATTGAGCCTTGTAGCGTGTCAGAATAGTGTTTCTGATAGTAATGTTGAAAGTATCAGTGAAGTTCAGACAGAACAAGAAACATTATTATCAAGAGATAAGAGCGTATATCCTGATGATATAACTGTTGAAATGCTCAAGCGTACACCTAATAAGTATATTGATAAAGAATTCAAGTTGACAGGTAATATTGTAGCAGAATTAAAGTATGATGGGGAGGTCGAAGATAAAGACGGAAATACACATACTGGCGAAGAATCCAGCGAATATATTGCTTGCTATTATTTAGCTGTTGATGGCAATAATGATGATACTGTTGTTTTGACATATTATAGAGACGATTTTGATTATAATTTGCTTGTTGGTGATAATGTGACAATGTACGGAACGCTTCTTGAGGGTGGTATGGAATTTAAGAAAACAAACGGAACTATAACGACCATTCCTGCTGTTATGGCTGTTATGATAGATTTGAATAATTAAAATATTACCGGGAGCATTGCACTCCCGGTATTTTTATTAAGGTTAGACTAATTCACAATCGGCTATATTGACTGCAGCAAACAGTTCTCCGTCATGCACAAGCACAACTCTGTCTCCGCTTCTTTCTGATACTGTATACTCGTCATACCAAGCCTTAATAGGTGTACCATCATAATCAGTATCGCCGACAAATCTCACTGTGCTACCCTCTTCAATGTCTTCACTGAATGGAATATCTGTAGGTGCATCATCAGAACTTGTACCGCCGACAAATTCAAGATTAGCAATATTGACAGCGGCTGTGATTGTTGTACCGATGCCTATAACAATTCTGTCTCCGTCCTCTTCAATCACATCATATTCATCATAATATGTCGCAAATCTCACGCCGTCATAATCAATGTTATCAAGCACTCTGACTTTCTTACCGTCGCCGCGATTTACTGTATCTGTGTTGATATCATTGTCATTGTCATAAATGCACTTAACAAGGCTGATGTTATCCTCGTCAATAGCAGCAGTAGTTACGCCGTCAACACCGATAACAACTCTTCTGCCACTGGCTGATAAGACACTGTACTCATCATAGTAAGTGCTGAATGGCTCGCCATTATCGTACTGAATAGCGTTAATAACCTTAACTGTATCGCCCTTATGGTATTTAGTGTCTGGTACTGGCTCATAGTCTGGCACTGTGATTTCTTCAACGACATGGTCTGTGCAATAATCAGTGTAACAATAGTTCTGGTCTACTGTCTGTCCGTTAATCTGTGTGTCTCTAAGATAATTAACACTTCCACCGAATTGCCACATATCATAATCAACGGCAATTCTAGGTTCTGCATCTGAATACTTTGCTACCCAAACGGCATAACCAGCTTCTTTTACTCTTGAAATGTCTACATAATTGTTAATGCAGTTCTCATATGAGTATAAGCCGACATTCTTATATCCTGCATTTCTCATTTCATCAAGAAACGCCATAATAATGTCTGTAAGGTCGTTGCCAGTAACCATGCCTGCTTCAACATCATAGAACACTGGGTAACAGAACGATTTACCTGCTAAAAGCTGCGCAAAATATCTTGCTTCATTTACAGCTTCATCATTACTTAATGCGTTACCAAAGAAATAGGCTCCTTTGTGGATTCCTGCACTTTCCAACTTATTGTAACTGTTTTCAAACTCTCTATCTTCGTATAAGCCATCATCAGCACCGCCCGCTTTGATGATTGCAAAGTCTACACCCTCATTATCCTTTGCACCCTTGAAATCAAAGTCTCCCTGCCACCTTGATGTGTCAATTCCGAAAAATTTACTCATAAATTTGCCTCCTAAATTTAGAAAAATGTGTATCAAAAAAGCACCCCAGTGTTTCCACTAAGGCGCTTGATTGCGAATATTATATTGTTAATGTTATGCGGCACTGCCAACCTTGTGAATTGCTTCTTGCAGTTCGTCATGTTCGATAAGGAAATACCTTACATCTTCTTTTGTAATTTTTGTCAATACCTTATGTCTTATTTTCATTCTACAACTAAACAGTGATAATATTAAATACAACGGTGCAATTACTAGGGCAGTATCCAAAACCTAACTAAATATAAGTGAGCCTGTAATATAATCACCCTTTTGGAATTCGCTTGTAGCCCATGCTCCTTTATTACCATCTTTTGTATAATATCGAGCAAAAGCATAATGCTGGCTTGCAGAGCTATATAACAATGTTGTTCCATAGCCTATCAACTTTGCTCGAACTACACCTGTGGCATCATAAGGAGTATAATTACTTTCCAATACTTTACTAAAGCTAATACCCATATTTTCAAGAACTGTTTCTATGTCATAATATCCTGTAAAATTATTCTGTGTAGAATCTTGTGTTTCAATTTTGGAGGCATAGTATAAAATCCCTGTTTTGGTAGATTTATTATAATAGCAATAATTATAGCCATAACCTTCAAGAGTACCATCTACACTTGCAATATTTTTGCAAAAAGAGTTTTTAACGTCAATATTACTGTTTAGTTGTGTAACTTCATCACGAAGATTGCTAATCATATCATTGTTATTCTTAATACCTGCGTCCATTACATTTAAGTTTGCCGCACTAAGTGGAGTACTTTTATTTGGCGATTGTTGCCAGTTTACACGGCTATACGAAAGGAATCCTGTCAAGCTCATAATTTACCTCCTAAAAAATAAGAGTGCAGGCTTAAACCCACACTCTCTGATGATTTACTCTGTTACTGTTCCTACTGCGTTTATCGTATCTGAATCAATTGTCTGCTGTTCACTCTTTAGCAGCTTATTGACTTCTGATTTAAAATTCTCATAATCATTATCACATTGTGTCTGATTTGCAAGGTATAATTCCTTGTTAGTAATTGTCTGACTAATTGTCAGTGAACCAGTTTCCGGCACAGCCGCATACATTGTCATGGCTGATTGACCATTAATCACTGATGTTCCGCTTAAGTTTGTTGTCTTTGTTATACTTAACATATTGTTTTCCTTTCTACCGCTGTGCAGATTTAATACCAATTTTTTTGTGCCCAATCCCATGTAGCGACAGCTACATCGTCAACATATATAGTTAAAACGCTTCCGCTCCAATCAAATGTTACTGGATTGCTCATAGACAAAGCAGGTCGCATATAGTTTTTAAGTGAAGGGTGATATAGCTTAACATTTAAACAGTCATTAAAAACACATTCGCTTCTACTTAATATCCAGTTCGTTCCTGAACCATCATCATTTGACATTTCAATGTAGTGTCCTTGTATCTGTAAAAATGCACCTGTACTGCTTTTTACAAGGTATTCACCACCAATAATAGTAGTGGTCATTGTAATACCTCCGTCAGTTACATTTACATTTTTAAATGTGCCTTCTAAATCAGCATCAACAGCTTTTAGCTTCTTACAGTCTATCGAACCATCTGCTGAAATAGTAGTATTAGTAGATGTAAGCGTGAACAGATTCCCGTTAATATTAACAGACTTATTACCACTAATATTAATTGTTCCGCTTGCATTAAGTGTAATATCATCTGCAATAGCTTCAATTGCAGATTTAAGTTCTCCTGTCGTTGGGTCTTTCTTAATATAAAGGTCAAGACTTGCTGTTGTAGCATAACCTTCAAGGCTCTTCTTTGTAGCGTAATTATTAGAGACTTCCAACTTGATACTGTTACTTTCTGCTGTTATAGCCTGTGTTATAGCGTTGTTCATAGCTTCTGTAGTGCTATAGCCTGTAAGAGCATTCTTTGTTACATAAGTTGTAGAAATTTCACTCTTAATACTATTGCTCTCTGCACTAATTGCCTGTGTAATAGCATTATTAACTTGTACAGTGGTGCTATAGTTGTCTCTTATATCAATCTGTGTCTTATTTAATTCAGAGCTGATTGTATTAAGGTTCACCTTTAACGCGGCATTTTGATTAAGAAGATAAGCGATTTCGGTTGAAGATATTTCTTTCCAACCGTGCGTTCCGTCTATTTTTTTAATCCAACGCCACGCTCTGTTCTGTGCTTCCCAATACGCTATAATGCCTACATAATTATCATATTCTGCTTCTGTGTATTCCCATGTGCTATCACTAGGGTATCTATCATCGCTTGGATATATAGGTACACTCCACTCATTAGCTGGATAATTATCCTTAGTCGGCTCGTATGTCACCTGATATACCTTGAAATCATCATTGAGTTGCTTGTAAACATCTCCTATTTGCACACCGAAGCTATCAAGCGTACTTGTAACTGTGTTGAATTTGCTTTCGATAGACTCTCCATTGCGAATATCAGTCCACCACAACTTTTGGTCAATAAAATCTTTAGATTGCTTAATAGCCGAACCCCATAATGTAGAATTGCCGCCAACGGTTGTCTGAATACTCTTGAATACGCTATCAAGGGTTTGCTGTTCACTATCAACATATATCTTCGTTGAATTAAGCGTGTGTGAATCATCATTGTTGATAACATTGAACAGTGATTCTATATTCAACTTGCTTGCGGCAATATCAGCATTATCCTTAACCATATCATCACGGATAACCTGTCGTTGAATACCTTTGTCTGTTAATCCAATAGCGTCAAACATCAAATTGCCTGATTTATCCCAAATATACATGTTGTAATCTGAATTAGCGTCTTTACCTATCTGAACCCTAACCCTATTGCTGTCAGATATTTGAATTGTATTGTCTTTCCACTGCGACTTGCCATCTTCGCTGTGAACAAGTACATTAGTAGTATTAATGTCAAGTGCTGTAATTTTGCTTGCGTCAAGACTATCAATCATTGCTGACTTAATCTGTGCTTCTCCCAAAACAGCAATAACAGAATTAGAGAAATCCGTTGTTATTGTTGTTCCTGTTGCTGAACCGAATATTAATGTCTTGATATCAGCTACACTTGCGTCAAGTATGCCAACTTTCTCATAGTCTACTTTAAGATTTGCAATATCCGCATTAACAGCCTTAAGGCTTTCCACATTAGCATTAATGATATCTGCATATGTTGCATCTAATTTATTTGTTTTAAGGTTATCAATATCAGCATTAACAGCCTTTAAGGTTTCAATGCTTGCGTATCTGATATCAGCTTCATCAACAGATAGTTTATTGATAAGTGCTTTATTTACAAGTATCAAGTCGGCATAGTACCGTTCCATCTGCTTAGTAATAGGTCCAGAAGCAACGCTTGTATTCTCCGTGTCAGATTGACCTATAGATGTAACAGTATCTATAAGTCCGCCGTCACATTCGTGCGTAATCTGCATTATAGGCACTTTGTAATCAACGCCACCTTTGTTGACAGTTATAATGTCGCCAACTTCTAGTCGGTAGTCACCGACAAACTTAACTGTAAGCGGTCTAAATGTAAAACCACCTATCTTTTTATAGACTTCATCAAGAATTGCCTGCGTCATAAACGGATTGGCAAAACTAAGTCCTGTCGCTCCGTCACCAGAAGTAATCTGACTTTGTTCTGTAGAACCGCTTTTGGTATTATTACATGTCAGCTTCTGTATAATAAAATCTTTACTCGTTGTGAATGTAACGCCTTGCTGATAATACTTATGTCCGTCAAGTACATAGCCGCTATCCTTATACCACCTTAATTCAAGGTTGCCGTCAGCATTAATTACCGCATTACCTCCTTGTAGCATAGCCATATAGCCGATAATTTCCCTATAGGTATATCCTTGTGGCTTGTCACTGATAGTATGTGCTGTAACTATATTTGTTGCTAAAGATATGCCTAACTTGCCACATATCTCATTAAGAATAGCTTTATCTGTGCTAGGAAATGCCATATCAGAGAAGTAAGGCATGTCAGCCTTATACATTCTGTCGTATGCTTCATAGTTTGTGTATTCTCCGTCACTCGTCTGTTTAGTAACTGTAAATATTCCCAACTTAATATACTTAATTTCTGTACCAACCTTAACACCCTCGAATATGGTAATTTCCTTATTTTCAAGGCTTACTGTTGGCATATAAATAGAAAAGGTAACACCGCTGCTGCAAGTGTTACCTATTGTAATTTCATTATTGGGATTTATCATGTTTTGAAACTTAAAATTGTTAAGCGTATCAGTATGTTCTTTTTTGTCAACAATATATTTAGAGTAGTATCTTGCACTATTTCCCTTAACAATCTCTGTCGTAGCTGTGTCTAATATCTTCATTCTACACCGCCTTTATTGATTAATTAATGGCTTATCATAAATTCAATTGAGTATAATTTAGCTGGTGTAATTTCTTCGCATTTATCGAATGCGTCCATAGGAAGCATTGTCATGTCAGGCACTTCAATCTCCTGCTCATTGATTTCCTGCATTTCTTCCTGTAACTTCTTTAAGTTCTCTGATGTAATCTGATACTGATTATCGTTGATAACTGGATTGCCGTTGTCGTCCTTATCTGCATACTTGACCTTAGTATCTTCTATGGTCTGTAATGTTGCCTTGTACAGTTCTTCCAATGCCTTAATATTGCACATAACAGCCATAGCAATTCTGCCTGTAGTCTTGTCGTGCGATATGTTACTTAAGCTCTGAAATCTGTCTATTAACTCACTTGTTTTAAGTTTCATGTGGAACTCTCTCCTTTATTTCTGAATTAAACTTAATTTTGCTCCAACTATAAGTCCGTCCTCATTCTTTGCCCTTGTAAGGTACGGATATGTCACATCTCCTGTGTATATTGTCATTTCCTTTTGCGTGCCACCTAAGAATAAGACTTGTGCCGTTGGAAATGGGTTATCTACGTCGCTTACTACATTATCAAGCAATAGTGCTTGCTCACCTGTTAGTGGTGGTAATTGAAGCTCTACTTTGTCTTTGATATCCACGATTGTGCCTACCATTTCGCCGTAGTCATTTCTTCCTGTATTTTTAGACCATATCTTATTTCTGCTGTATGTGTAGCCGTTATATGCTACTGGGAATCTAACCCCCTCAATCACAACTGCGTCAATCAATCAAACCACCCCTTTCAAGGCATTAAAAAAGGAATGCACCATTTCTGATACATTCCTTAGTGTGGTTACAAATTTCTTGCAACCATTATATTTATTTCTGTTTGAGCCATTCTAATATTCTCAAGAAAATCTATGCAACTTCATTGAATAATTGCAGTATAAATTCTCTTCCAAGCTGTGTTATTCTCCTGTGATAAATAACCTTACCATTGTCAAGGATTTCTTGCTTAATCTCTTCATATCCCATACTGCTGTATGGTGAGTAAAGAACCCAAGTTCCATTGACACTGTATTGAATTTTTTTATCAGCAAGTAACTTGTTAAGTTGAATGGCAGATTTCAGATTCAGTTCCTTAGCAATCTCTGTCATTGTGTATGTCTTATTGACATGTGTTAAGATAGCGTTCTTTCTTTCTGCCTCAACTCTTGCTTGTCTTTCTTTTTTTAACTTTGTTAATAGTTCTATTCCAAAGTCTGGATTATTCAGTATTTCATCAATAACATTATCAGTAGCATATATTCCATTCTTGCGAATTGACGGAATAATCTCGTCTGCCACTAATGCTTGAAATTTCTCTGCTGTTTCGTTTTTGGCTTTCATTGCTAGGCGGTAGAAGATGTTTTCTGGGATAAAATCTGGCAATCCATCTTTTCCAATCGGCTTTAAATTTCCGTGCCAACTTGTTGGCACGCCTAATTCATCAAGGTATTTCCTAATTGTTTCCCATCTAACAACCTCGTTACCACTTGCGGCTACTCTTGTAAACCCAAGTCCTCTAGCAACATTTTCCAATCTTAAGTACGCAACGCCATTCTGCTCATAGCAGTCTACGCCGCAAATATTCTTAGTGTTCATAGGTACTTTAATCTCATTGTGAGAACTATCTTTTGTAGTTGGATAATTATAACTCATTATTTTACCTCCTACAAAAATTTTATCATTTGCTCTAAACAGAATCTATTGCGTAGTGGGAGTATATGCCCACAATGCCTCACGCAATAATATTATGCTACTTCCTTTGTAGCCTTGTCCTGTTCCTTTAAATTAAAATTATTAACATTGTCCTGAATGGTTTCTATCTGCTGCAAAACTCCCATAAGAACATATGAAACTCTTTCGTTTTCCATATTTGCTAAAACTTCTGTTACTGTTGCGTGTGCAATTTCTGACGCTATGTCAATATTTGTTACGATTTCTACATTACTCATTTGTTTTTCCTCCGAAAATAATCTTGAATTTTCCGAAAGAAACTGATATGATAGATTTATCAATTCCTTTCGGATTGGTGTTTTTAAAGTGTTGTGTTCGTTGGTAGCGGTGCAACACTTTATTTTTTTTGCCCTTTTACTTTTTCAATGCCTTTTTTAATCAAATCAAGTATTGTATATCCGCTTTTATCAGAAAAATTCATTATTTCTTCCTTTTCCTCTTTGGTGACACGAATATATATTCTTTCATTTTTAGGATTGTCGAGTTTAGGTCTACCTTTTTTATTGGACATATACTCACCTCTTTTCTGTCCACACATTTAATATAAACCGTACGCCAAAAAAAGTCAAGCACTTTTTTAATAAAAAATGGAACGCACCGAAAGATACGCTCCATTAAATAATTTATTCAAGTGTTAATGTCTTTTTAATAAGTTTTTTATCAATAAATGACGAATGGGCTTCCACCTCTAAATCTACATTACTTCTATCATTTAAAATAAACGCTTCTGCAATTGTAATAGTCGTGTTTGGCTGTATTTCTTTCATAATATTATCTTCCTCTTCGACAACTTTGAGTAAAGGATAATCCAATTCTACGCCATTTTGAAAACAATTTATGTCATAATTATATGCAGCTCTGGTATTGTCTTTAGAATTATTAGTGAAATCAAAATAAACAATAAGTATATCTTTTTCATTATTATTTATAATTTCATGCTTAAGATACTTAAATTCCGTATTGTTATAAGTGGCATTATCACTGCTTTTTTCTGTTATGGTATTAGTGTTTTCTGTCTTTGTATCGGTACTTCTATTGCCGTAAACTATTATCAAGACTAAGACAAAAGCTATTGCCAAACCGATGTAAAGTTTCTTTTTCTTTTTCATATTGCGTTACCCCTTTGCTTTTTATATAGCAAAAGAATAACACAATACTTTTATCTTATCAATATGGAAAAGCCGCTTGACCTGTCATATTAGTATAGTTATTAGCTTTATCTTGTACCATTGTAAACAGCTTATCTGCGTCACCTTGTAATGTTATATTTACATTATTGTTAGCTTCTGACATAGCCGCTACAACTGCATTGTAAACGGCTGGATAAACTGCATTAGCAATACCTTGTGTAATTTCCTGTTGATTGGCTACTGCTGTTCTTCCGTCCATAGTACCAACCATTTCGGGTCCAACTTCGTTTGCGACAAACAATTGTCCTTTGCCTGGGAAGCCACCGTTTGCATACCAATCAATACTGACTTTTGGCACTTTAGGCGGTGCAAGACTAAATTCTCCGTCAATCTTAAAGTGTGGTGTATCAATGTGTGGAAATTCAAGTCCTAAATCATTCCACCACTGCTTAAAGCTGTTCCAAGCGTTCTGTATCTTAGCTTTAAAATCTTCGATAGCCACAGAAATGCGTTGAAGTGCTGGTTTGCTATCCCACCAATCTACAATATCATCCCACTTCCCTTGAATACCTTTTTTAATTCCGTCAGCTAAGCTTTCCCATTTTTCCTTAGTAAACCACGGTTTCACATCATTGCTCCACCAAGAAACAATTGCCAGACTGTTCCACCAACCAACGATTGAATCCCATTTTTCTTGTATTCCTAATTTCATTCCATCAACAGCGTCAACCCATGTTTCTTTTTCAAACCACGGTGCAACATTATTATTCCACCAGCTAACAATAGCTGTATTGCCCCACCAATCTGAAAAACTGTTCCATTTTTCGCTTAAAGATGTTTTTATGTTGTCTCCCAGTTCTCCCCATTTCTCCTTAGTAAACCACGGCGCAACACTTACAGTCCACCAATTTGCTATATCATCTTTATGCCCGAATGTGATAGTTTCTATCACTCCGTCAATAAAGCTAGGTAAATCTTCAAATGGTGCTTTTATAAGATATGCTAATTGGTCGAACATTGACATATCTATTTTCTCGCCTGTAAGTGCTTCATTTAGTTTATTGCCTATATTAAATCCAATAATAGCTGCACCAATGCCACCTACGATTCCTGCTCCAATAGTTAAGCCTATTTCTGTCGCTGTACCAGCTCCCATTATTACAGATAAGTCAGTAGTCAGCATAGTTTGCAGACCTTTTAATAGTCCACCTCCACCAGCAAAACTCTTTAATCCTTTCTTTATAGCACTCCAACTTAATGCGTCTGATATTCTTTCTCCTATTTTTTTGCCTAAACCGGTAAACTTCATAACTCCAAGAACTGACATGATTGTAGTTTCAACGGGTGCAGATTGAAATAGTCCTTGCCATATTTCAATAGCTGCTTTTATAGCTTCCCAGATTGCCCTGCCTACACTTGAAAGAACTTCTACCCAATCAATTCCAGCAAGATAATCTCCCATTTTTCTGCCTATTCCGTACCAGTCTACTTTATCAATGGCATCTGCGAACCAATTAAAAATTCCTGCCACAAGGTTAGATGTATCTTGTCCTGCTGCATAGAAATCTCCAATTGCAAAATCTTTGAATATCTTCCTAACAGGTTCGAGTGCTTTCTCTATCTTATCAGCCCAAGCAACAGCGGAATTCTCCATATTGGCAAATGCTTTATTCCATGCCGCTTCATAATCAGCCGCCGCCTTAGTGATATCATCTGTCAAATCAATAGTGCTACCACCGCCGCCACCGCTTGAGCCTTTGCTTGAGCTTGTATCGTCCTGCAATTTATTTATTTCATCAAATCCCATTAGAGATAATGTAGCTTTCTTAGCTGAATCAGCTACATCTTGGTAGCCGTCTGAAATATCTTCTAAGCCGTCTGATGTATCTTTGTAGCCACTTTGTCCAAAACTCTCAAAGTCAATCTTAACGCCCATTAAAGAAGCAAGGTTGACTAATAATCTTTTGATTGCAATAGTTACTCCGTTTACTATTGGCATAACCTTTGAAAGAATTGGGATAAATAGCTGTCCTGCTACCATTCCTACCTCTTTCATATTGTTACTGAACTGGCGTAACATATTTGATGGGCTGTTAATCGTATTGGCTAAATCGCCCCAAGATACTTTACTTTGGTCTAATATTGCCAACACTCTTAACTGTTGTTTTTCCATCTGTGTCATTTCAGACACCGACTTAGAAATGCCTAAGTTGTAAGCATACGTCGCTAATGTAGCATTAGTAATATCAATACCATATTTATACAATGCCCTTGACTGCCCGATTAAGCCGCTTTGTAAGTTCTGTGCTACTGTTGAATAGTCCACATTGAAAAGTGAGCTTATATCGCCCGCAAGCATTGTCATTGACTTTGTTATAGCCGTTGTTGCTTCGCCTGTCTGTCCTAACGAATTAGTAACAGAAGCTAACTGTGAAGCATACTGTGTTACTTCTTGTATGTTAAGTCCTAAGTTCTTTGCTCCGCTTTCTTCAAGCAAACCGCCTTGAACATTGACTTTTAAGCCAGATAGTTTTCCAAGAGTATCATTTACTCTGCTTTGAAAACTTTCCGCATATGCTGTTGCGTTATCATATCCGTACTTTTCATAGTCTTTATCCCATTCTGAACCAATCTTGCCAAATGCTACCGCTTGATAGTTGAACGCTTCAATGTAATCTGTTGTTGATTTGATTGCTTCTATAAGTTTCTTACTGCCACGAATTACCATAAAATAAGTGGCATAAAACTTACCTATTGCACTTGCCAAGTTCCAACTGCTTTTAGTTGCTGTCCTAGCACTTGTAGAAACGCCATACAGCGACTTTTGAAGTGAGTTTGAAGAAGTACCCACCTTGCTACCTTGACTGGCAAGATTAGCCAATGCGTTAGTCATTTGAATAACATTCTGGCTTACTGTTGGCGCTCTTGATAGCGTTGTCATTAAGCCATTTAAAGCATTGCCTAGCTTTGGAATGTTTACAACGGCATTTTCTATACTCTTACTGCCTAGCTTACCAAGTGACTTTGCAAATTCTGTGACCTGTGTTGCATTTTGCGGAATAGCTGATATGCTTGCAACTGCCTTTGTGACAGCTTGAAGTGATGTAGCTGTGTTAGTTAGCGCAACTGAATCAACAGAACCTATCTTTGTGATATTCTTAGCAAGCCTTGTAAAATCTGCTGTTCCTGCGTTCATATTCTGCATAGCAGAACCTAACTGGCTAACACCACTCGCAAGGCTACTTAGTGAAGAGCCATTCACAGTTGCAAGTGATGTTGACAGCCTTGTAAGCTGATTTATCAGTTTATCGACGGAATTGATAGCTTTCGTGGCAGTACCGGTAATTTTGACTTCTAATGAATCTAATTCCACGCTTTAACCCCCTTTATAGGATTGTTGGCGGTAGTCCTCTCTTTTCAGCTCGTGCCGCCCATTTCTGTTCATTGAGTAACATTCGCTGTAACTCTTTATCGTAGGTATCTTCTTCGCTTTCTTCCGTTTTTTCTGATAAAATAGCCTGCTTCGGATATTCAATGTGTGTATCTTTACTAAATGCCGCACCAATGCCGCAAGAAATAGCCGGTATTGCATAGACAAAAAACCAGTTATACATTTCTGCATCTCGATTTTGTCTATCAATCTTTTTGCCTTTTGCGTATAGTAATAATTTTGTAGGTGTCATTTTAAGAAAGTCTGAATAACTAACGCCTAGTGAACTGGCTAAGGCAAAGTATTCTTCCCAAATTATTTTGTGGAAGTCTGCTTTTTCTTGTGGTCCTGTGGAACTACTGTCGGCTTCTTCTGTTCCTGTGTCGCTTCTTCCACATTGTTCGCCATTTCCTCTAACATCGTTGTTATCCCTGACAGCTCGAAAAAACCATCATCTTCCATCGCTTTCTTGATTTCTTCAAACAACGTTCTATATCCGTAACTCTTATCTGTCTTTCTTTTCTCTGTAATATATGCCCTAGTGAGTTCCTTTGCTTCATCCATAGTTACTGGGTTATTGTCAATACAGCCTGCATAAATGGCGGTAATGCAAATCTCTGGCACATCTGCTGTCATATTTGCCAAGCCGTCAAAAGAAGCCTGTGCAACACTTTTATCTGTCTGTGCAAGTAAGTAAGAACCGTTAACAACAGAAAACATTTTCTGTACTATCTCTTTGCACTCTGCTGCGCCAAAAGAGAACTCAACTTTGTATTCTTTTCCGTTTACATTAATATTCATCATAATTTTTACCCTTTCCCACCCTATCGTCCATATAGGGAAAGGTGCGGATTTTACACCGCACCTACCTTTTAAAATAATTATTCTGTTACATCATCAAGATATGATGTGTAGTCGGCTGTTTTGGCGTTTGTGCCACCAATCGACACAGCCTTTGATTTAGTCGATTGGCTTATCATTCCCCCACCTTTGTTACTGTGAATGTGCCACCAGTGCCTTCAACAACTTGAAGCTTGTCTGTGCATTCGATAGGTGAAGTGTTAGGAACTGCTGTTACTGTCATTTCAAGTACCGAATCAGTACCAGAAACATCATTAGGTGTCGCTGTTACCTGTCCGACAAATGCGTACTTAGCAACCGCACCTAATCCGTCAGAACCATATAACTGAATAATGTCTAACTGCTTACCTTCTGCTTTGATTAAGTCCTGCAAATAAGCCTTCTCAAGGTTTCCTGTGTAAGTCTTAGCGTCAGATGTTTTGATACCCATTAAGAATGTCTGTGAATCATCTTCAAATGTTGTGCTTTCAACTGTGTTAGGTGCTGATACTGGTGCTGAAATCGACTTAGCCGCAACCATTAACTTGTATGAGCCTGCAAAACCATCTTCGCTATGTTCCTTGTAGATAACCCTAGCTTTATAACTTGTACTTGCCATTGCCTTGTCTACCTCCTAAAAATTTGCAAAAAAATAAGAGCATTTCTGCTCTTTGTTACATTAATCTGTCATTTGCCGCTATCATTCTTCTGAATCTAGCGGTACTCTTATGTACTTTATTACTGATTGAGAACTCTGGCATTGCATTGCCTTGAAATCTCATTGTCTTGAATGTATCTGTAATTATCGCCATAACCTTACGACAGTCAGACTTGTTTGTATTAGCTGTAACATCTACTTGAAATGTCGCTAACAATGCGTTAATTGTCTGTCCGTCAAGTGTTTGTCCTTGTTCTACTGCTGGCAGTAAATGAATGTATACTGTTGGGAATACTGCTTGACCGCTGTTTTCTCCCTCATTTGTTATGACTATCTTTGGATATTTCTTTTTAAGCTGTGTTAGGGTTTTAGCCTTGACAAGTGCTGTGACTGTATTTTCAAGGTCTATCGCCCAATCGTTTGCATTTGCCATTAACTAAACACCTCTCTTGCTATCTGCTTATACTGATTAATAATCTCCATTGTGGCATTATACATAGGCATTGTAGCTTTAACGCCGTGTGTGTAGTGCCATTGATTATCATTGCCTAAGTAGTACCAGCCATCTTCAAATGCGTGTATCTGCCCTGGGTATGTTCCTACACCTAAGCCAAAATCATTAGCTTTCGGATTCTCGTTACCGCTGTTGTAATAAACACCAGCTCCAAATTCAATTGCTAATAGCGTGTAAAATGGCTCTCTATCTTCTACCTCAACAGTTTTACCGGTAGCAATTAAAATAGCTTGGTAGCCATCTTGAATAGGCTTTCTGTCAACTCTCAATGTTACTGTCCTGCCTAATGGACTTTCATTAACACTCATAATTGCCGCTTTGTCGCCTAATTCTGCTAATCGTTCGACAAGCAATCCACATTTATACTGTAAACTTTGCTTATACTGTTGTAGCTGTCTGATAGCTTCATTTACGGACTTTTCAGACAATGATATATTAATTGTATGTCTTGCCATAAACATTCTCCTTAACTGCTTGCAAAACAGCTTGTCTTATGCTTTCATTTATTGGCTCTTGCATAGATGGGATTGTCTTTCCTTTAAAGATAGAACCAACTAGCTGTTCATTTCTCTGATACTTCGTATTTACCACCTACTTTACAACTGCTTTGAGCATGTACTTGGTTGAATATAGTGCTGGCTTAATGCCTACAATCGTGAAGTCTGCTGATGTTTCATCAACAAGACTGTCAGATGTGTATGTAGGCTTGCTATCAAGCCATATAAGGTCGCCTTTTTGAATAGGCAACATATTCCTATCTGTCAGCAAAATAGCGTCAAAATCAGCCGTATCAAAGCCGTATTCCTTGCTCTGTGCTTCTCCGCCGCTGAATGATATGTTTGCTTTGAAATCGACCGGCTCTGAAAAACCTGTTTTTTCTTCAAGGACTTTGGGTATCTTATTTCCCTCATCATCAAGATAAGGAATGAAGTTACCCTCTGTGTCGGTATATCCCTCATAAAGGATATTGCCGTCATCATCTCTTTCATAAATAGTTACTGTCTGCCCTTGAAGTGAATACTTCATAGCCTGCTTATTAATGTCAAGCATTGTTCTTTACCTGCTTATAAATCTGATTAACACCTGTGCTTGATAGTCCGGACACAATTCCTACTGCGATTGCATTAAGAATATCATTTGCCGGAAAGTCCGGTATTACATACATACCTATAACGCCTAAGATACCGCCTGCAACGCCTACGATTATAGGAATGTAATTATCCTTAATGTGTGGGATTGCTTTAACTCCTAAGCCTATCAAATATGTAATTACAACGATTGCTACAACTGTTGTTACCGATGTTATATCCATTCTGCTATACCTCCTTATCTTCATTAAGTCGTGCTTCCAATCCGTCTATTCGGTGGTGTGCCGACTTTACACTTTCCTCAACTTTAATAATTCTGTTATCATGAGAATTAAGTTCTTTTCTCATTTCTATAACTTCATTTTTTATCTCTGTTGTGTTGCCTGATATTGTGTCAAGTTTCATATTTATGCGTGTATTTTCCTTTACACGCTCTGTAAGTTCTGCATTGTCAGACTTTTTGTTGTTCTTAAGATTAAATCCCAACGTAAACAGTCCGAAAAAGACGGAAAAAGCAACTGAAATAATGCTTATAATTACTGCTATTGGCATTGATATACCGCCTTTCATAATTAATAATGGCACACCGCCCACCACCCTTAATGTGTGCCGCCTGCTACCATATTGCCGACATCAGTAAAATGGTAACGCACAATCTTCTTTAATATTCTGTAATGCCCTATAGGCGTTATAATACTTTGGCAAATGGAAATACCCCGACAAATAAGCTGTCTCTATCTCTCCAAGTTCTGTTGACACCGCCCTCATTCATACTCGCCATGTAGTTTTCACCAGCTTGTGAATGGTCGTAGACAGCCAGATTAACAATAACACTCTCAAATTTCTTCAAGTCCTCGGTTATCATTTCATCTGTGTAGCTGTCAGGGTAATTTCTTCTTGCCTTTACATCTTCTGTAGCCTGCTTGATAAGCTGTTCGATTACTGGATTATCTTCTTTGTTATCGAACGCTACCACATCAGATGTTGTTTCATCATCATTTGTGACTGTATCAATATGAAATTGTTTAAGTCTGATTTTAACTTGTTCCAATGTGGTGTATTCTGCCATAGTTCAAACCCTTTCTAAAGCTCTACATTTTCTATTACCGCTCTTGCTTCAAGAACTGCAATATAATCTGTCATTGCTTTAATCTGCATATTATATGTACTTCTAGGGCAAGTTGGAGTAAATGTAAGTTCATCGTTATCCCACTTATCAAGCATATTTTTTAGTTTCTTATAGCGAATAACTACTTGCTGATACTCTGCTTTAAATCTCTCTTTGTAATCAGCGCTATTCATCATTTCTACTGTATCTTTCAATTCCATAGCCCAGCTCCTATAATCCTAATTTCTCAATTAACAGTTCTTTAAGTTCTGCTCCTGTAAGCTCCATTGCATTCTCAATGCCTTGTTCTAAGGCAAGTGTCTGTAAGTCCGCTGTTGGCATACGCTTAATAGTTGTCTTGCTATAACCTAAAAAAGCCCCCTCTTCGGGAACCTCTTCGCCTGCGTTATACCATTTTCCGTTATGAATCACTATATATGGATATATCATAAGTTGCACCCCCTACTCTTCGCTATGAACCTCATATACGAATGTGCTATCCATATTTTCATATGATGGAAGAACAACTTCGGAAGCAAATGTTGACATCTTCATAGGTGGTCCGTACTCTGTCTTTGTAGCAACTGTAATACCTGTACCGTATACTGTTACATCTACATCAGCTACCTGTCTTGCTGTTCTTTCTTCCGGTGTAGTTCCGAACCAAGTATTACCAAGACTACCTTCTGGAAGAAGTGTAACCTTGTTATCTGGGTAGAAGTACTGCTCCTTGCCATCATCATCAATGTACATCTTATCATAAAGTACGATAGTGAGCTTTGTTCTCTTCTGTACTATTGAAATAACAGTATCATCGTCAACCTCAATAGTTGCCGTAAGGTTTTGTGCAAGGATTGAGTTTCTTATCTGTGCATTGTCAAGCAGATACTGGAATGTATTGCTGTTCATAAGCACATATCTAGCAATCTTGCCCTGCTTCTGTAACTTCTTTCTTGCATTGTTAAGGTCTGTAAGTGGCTTTGAATTGGCTGTATCGCTCCACATACTTGTTCCAGATAACTTTGCGTAATGGTCTTTTGCGTATGAGCCATCCTTGTCATAATCGTAAGCATACTGAACGCCATCACTTACAATAGCAATTACTGGGTGTCCTGCATTTGTCGCAAGAAGTGACATTCTCATACGCTCTGGAACAACTTCTGCACCACTTACGAGGTTGTTAGTATCGTCATATACGCTTGACAAAGCACTTGCAAGGTAAGGGTCGTCTGCTGACTGAATACGCTCGATTTCAAGCATTTCCTCTTCACCAACTGTCATTCCCTCACGGAAAAATGCCATCTGTGTTTTTTCCTTGCTTAATCCCTCTCTAGCTCTAAGGGTTGGGATTGTGTCAAAGTTGGATGGTGCAAGCGATACTGGAAGTCCTTTGTGTGTCTTAATCCAGCTTAAATCAAGTCCCTGTTTCTTTCTTTCTGGAAACCACTGTAAACCAAGATAAGGTATCTGATTACTAGCGTTTTCTGTTGCTGATAATGCGATAGACTTGCTGTCTAATACTTCATTAATTAACATCTATTTACCTCCTGTTATTATTCAAATACAATCATTGGAAGAGCTGTCTTAACCGCTGCGTCATATGTAACGCCTGAGTGTGCTTCTGCTACCTTTGTGTTAAGATATGCCTTTTTAAGCACTACTCCCTGTGGTCTGTCTTCTGTTACATCAAATCTTAAGATTCCGATTGCTGTTGCTGTATTATCAGCCACACCTGACTTGTTTACAGGTGTACCAGCTTTTACAATCTTCTTTCCATTCGCATCCTTTTCTGTTACCGTTGAAAAATCAAGTGTTAATGGGATTGCTTCGTTGGGCTCTCTCTTTAAAATCTGAACATCTCCTGCGTATGAAGTCTTTTCATACTGCATATTCATTTCCTTTGCCATTTCTTACCTCCTGCTATTACTGAATGTAATGTGATAAAACGTCATTGTTCTTAGGTACATTAGATATAAGGCTTTCTGCTATTTTTTCAGCATTTGTCTTATTGTCTGCACCACCTTTATTACTGCCGCCGCCTGGAATATCCTGATTTTTAGCAATCTCCTGTTCCTTAGCCTGTGCCGCAGCGGTTTCTTTTTCGGACATAATCTTGCCAAGTTCGGTGTAATCAAGGCTTCCATCATCTTTAACAACTGCCTTTGCCTGTTCAGCAGTAATCTTAAAATTAGTCATAGCTGCTTCTCTCTGGTCTCTGATAGCGTTAGATTTCTGTAAATCAGCTATCTGCTGATTAGCTGTATCTAATGCCTTATTTGCCTTTTCAAGCTCTGTCAGATTGCCAGCCTGTATTTCATCAAGCTGTTTCTGTAAGTCGTCTGCTGTGTCAGCCTTAGCCTTGTACTGCTTTGCCTTGTTTTTCTCCGTAGCAACTTCTGAATTGTTCTGATTAAGAAGATTAGTAATCTGTTCATCTGTTGCTTCTGGAAAAAGTTTTAATACATCTTCTCTTGTCATAATTACCTCCGTTAAACACACGCTTTTGTTACCGCAGGTCGCTCCTGCTGTGTTTTCTGCTATTTACCGCATAGCTGCAAAATGTATAAAATAAAAGCAGCTACCGATTATTCGATAACTGCCTTATTTTGCTGATTGTTATTGAGTTGATTAACTATCTTTTGCGCTTTTTGTTCTTGTGCTTCCACATCATCAATAGTCTTATATATATTATCAAGATATGGTTTTGATAACAGGAATGTCTTTTCCGCATCTCCCCATAAACCAACTGTCTTAATTGCTATAAGTGGATGTATGCCGCTTTGAAGCAGCACTGTAAGTGTCTGTGCTTTAGTGTACATATTATCCTGTGGACTGTGATTTATCTGTACATCAAAATCTCTGACCGACAACTTTAAATCTTCTCCTGCGAGTCTCAAGATGTTAAGAACCACTACAGCCAGTCGCTTTTCACATGATTTAATAAGAGGGTCTTTTAATTTTGCTCTTGATTTTGAGAAATCCCATCCATTTCTAAGTTCAACCGCTCCCTGTGTGTCTCCACCTGTATTACCTTGTTTGTTTGGAATAGCCAATATAGATAAAGCATTGTCTACAAAATCCTCTTTGGCTACTTGGCTTTGCGTTTGATTAAGCTCCTGTGTCATAATATCGACATCAGACTTGTTATCTTTATTCATTGACTTAACAACCAATGCATGGTTTTCTTTCATTTTTTTAAAAGTCTCTTCGTCGACTTCACAATTCACGAACTTAACCCAATATTCAACAAACTGCTGTATGCTATCCATTCTGTTGGACTGCATATTATTGGTTGCATCAAGCATACCTATAATAAGTTCAATGTCAGAAAGTCTTTCGTGATTATTCGGAAATTCTACAATAGGGATTTCGCCATATGTATGTAGTTTTGCTTCAACTACTTTGCTGTCAACAATTCTGAAAGACATAGTGTCTGAAAATGCCATCTTATACCAGTTTCCATCTTCGTCTTTAAGTTCCTGCACAACAAGTATCTGTTCTTCAGTACTCTCATTATAAATAGCATAAGTATTAAGGGGCGTAGGTGCTACAATTCTGAATGGTACATCTCCTTTTTTAGGTTGGGCTGCTTTAAAAGATGTTCCTGTTGCCGACTGCCACTCTCCAGCTTTAATATCTTTTTCTTGCTTATTGGCATCTGTCATAAAATCATTAAGTTTATCAACCGCTTTATTGATAGTTTCATCATCTTTGCGGCTAATAAACTGGATTGGCTCGCCATAGCTTTGTCCTACCTTGAATTGAACCCATTCATAAGCGTGGTTCTCGACAATTTTATTAATTATATCTTCATTAGACAGCTTGGTTCTGTATAAAACAGGTTGGTCGCCCTTGTAGTAATTCCACAGATACTTAATAACTGGCTTATTCCAATTAAATACACCTATAGTACTTCCAATAACCTTAACAACATTGTTAGCAGTTATTGTGCCTACATTCGTATATGCGATTTTTCTACCATAACAACCTCTAACAAGGTCTTGAAAATACATTGTGTTCATATCTTGCTCCTAATAAAATGTCATACCGCTTGAACTTCTGCTTTGTGGTATTTCCTTAATTTGAAAATCATCATCATCGTTAGGCACATACCATATCCATTTGTGGCAATGCTTGCACGCTAACTTATGTGTTCGTGGATCTTTGCTGTCTGCCTTAGTTAAGAACTTGTGGCAGTTCGGACACATTATTGATTTATCTTTATTCATATAAAAATTCATATTTCTACCTCATTGCATAACAAAAGCACCGCCGCAATTAAGCAACGGTGCTTTCGATAAGGATGTGTTTATGAAGAAACATCTTTGTGACTTCTTACAGATATACTATACCACGCCGGCAATGTGACATTCTATGACATCTTTTACAAATATTCACTTCCATATTTGTCTTCAAAGGCTTGTAGTGCTTTAGCATGTATTCTATGTACTTGTCGCCAGCACCAGCCTGTTTCATTTGCAATTTTTTCAAACGTGAATTTTCTGACATATCTTAGAAACAATACTGTATAATAATCTTCATTGTTTATCTGTTCTATCTGCTCTATTATTTTATTTTTTACATCAATGTATTTGTCTATAAGCTTGTCAAGGCTTTCTTCCATTTGTTCAAGTCTGACATATCCACAGCCTGTTTTGTCCGGATCTGATGATGACATGACCCTTTCTTCATTAACAACCGCTGAAATGCTGTATGATAATTCTTTATACTGTGTTATTTCTATCAATTTATTATCAATTATCTTGTTGTAATAACTTATTTGATTAAGATAGTCCTTAGTTGTCATAATAAATTAATACCTCCTAAATGGATTTATAGCAGCTTCAACTTTAGCTGTTCTATTACCTTGTGTCATTCTTAGTGCAAAGTTTGAGAAAACATCTGGAACATCATCTAATTGTTTTTTGCCTGATACCGAATATTGCTTTAACAGTGACATCATCACTCCGTATGGCTCATTAGGCTTATAAAGTGATGCGTCTTTAAAAATAATATGTTGTAATATCCAGTTAGAACATTGGAATATCCTTGCTTCCTTATTCGTTTCGGTCGGTGTATCAGTAATGTTACATATCCAACCTACACTCTCAACACGCTTATTAACTTCCATAGCCACTCTATCACCGCCAGCATTACGTTCAAATTCACACTCTTGTACTTTATTATTCACAAGTACTGCTGCGGCATTTCTGTATTGTTCTTCATAATCCGCTGTGTTATCGCATACACAATCAATGCAGTAATAATCTTCTCCGTATTTCTGTAATACCGGTAGTACAAAGTAATCCGTACCTTTGCCCTTAGTATCGCATTGAGCTGTGATAATTTCTGGTTCTCCGTGTGGCAGATTAAGGTATCTGCGGATTTTATCGTCCGGGAATAATAAGCCCTCACGTTCTATAGGGTCTTGTTTATACAGACAGCGATATGAGATTTCATCCATAAGCAGCTGAATATCTTCAAAATCCTTTACTGTATAGCCACCAAATTCAAAGTCAAAATTACTTTCTCCTGTTACTGGGTCTACATCAGGTACGGATATTACTTTAACTCGTTTGTTTCCCTCATAAGCTTGTATAATACGTCCTATTACGTCTCTAACGCTCCACCTTGTAGCAATATGTATTTCTTTACATGGGTTTCCATCCTCGTCCGGTATCTTTCTTTGTCGTGCATCTACTGCATATTTATCCCACAATTTATCAAGATAGGTTGGGTTTAGTGCTTCTTCAATGCCGCCTATCATATCATCAACTAGCAGAAATTTATTGGCTCTGACTTTACCGGCATTTTTACTGCCGACAGATGTACATTGTACAGATTGAAATGGCTTATATTTTCCTACGTTAAACTGTTCAAGTTTTGCATTTGTACTTGTTACTTCAAGTCCAGGGAACACTTCTCCCCATGTATACTCGTCAGCGTTTGTGACAATATCGTATACTCCATCATAATACATTCGTGTAATGTCTCCGCTGTGTGAATAAAAAAGGTTATATCCGTTTGAGTACCAACCTATAACCGCAGAATGGAAAAACTTTTCGATTGTGGTTTTTCCTGTTCCGGGTGGGAGAGAAATACATAAAATATCATATTTATCATCAATCATGCCTTGTAATGCTTCTATTAAGCCTATTTTGATAAACTGTTTTCTTCTCGGCATATAGAATCTTTCTTTAGGTTCACGTTTCTTTTCTATGTATCTAAAAAAACTGTCAACAACCTTGTTTTGCGCTTCAATCAGTAAAATATCGTAAAACCAATTTATCAGCTCATATTCCGTTTTATTTGCAAACGCATACTTCTCTAAATCCCAAATTGTACCGCCTGTTTTAGTCATGCAGAAGCCCTCTATAAGCTCTTTTGCCCTCTTAGTAAGTTGTAGTCCATACTCAATATCTTTCTCGCCGTTTATGGCTACACTGCAAGCGTCTACATAGGCATCAATTACCTGTTCATCTATTCCATTTCTCTCTATGTAATTTTCATATCCATTGATTGTAGAAATAAGGCTCTGACTAGCCATAAGAAAAGCACCTCCACTTTTCAGCAAAGGTGCTTATAGACCTCTGCCTATAACTGTTTTAGGGTAGCGGCTAACTCTATTTGTTAGCCGGTAAAATTTTGTTAGAATAATACGTCACGGACAGCCGGATGTAATTTCTGCACAAGTGCATTATAATCATCAATTACATATCTTGCCGGAATCATATATGCTTTAATGCCATATCTTTCTGCTGTTTCCCTTTCAATGCAGCAGCCACTCCAATCATAGTTCTCCGCAATTCCTATGAACACATCAGCCTGTGCCAGCTTCTTAAGACTTTCACCTAAATACCATACAGCTTCTTTGCTGTCTTTCGGTGGGTTATCCTCAATGTAGCTGTCGATAAACTCTAACTCTTCGCCCTCGTATATTTCAGCAATCTTTTTCATCTTCTGAATACTAGCTTTGATTTCTTCCTCTATTCTGTCTCTCATTGGCACACTTACAAATAACTTCTTCATGTTCTCTGTCTCCTTTTCTATGTTTTATCAACCTTTATCTTTCTAAGGTCAGCAACTACAATCAATCTGTAGTCGGTAATATCACTTAATCAATATCTGCAATGCTTTCTACAAAGCAATTGTAGTAGATATATCTCTTACCATTAAAATCAAACTTAACATATTCACCATCGTTTGTATCAATATCAATCTTGCCTTCATATGTTGCGAGTTCTTTACCATCTGCCGTGTATACAGTAATTGTTCTTTGCATATCGCCATTTACATCGCTTTTCATATCTGTTACCATTCTGTCCCATGACGCACATCCGGTCATTCCTAAGCATAATGTCAATCCTAACACAACTGCTAAAATTTTCTTCTTCATAACAATTCCTTTCCGCCGATAATCAGCAATTATTATTCTAATTCATCCGCACGCCTTGTCATTTTAATCTGTGTTCCGTTTTCATCCCTTGTGCCGACAGTTACATATCTGTTACTTCCATTCATCATATCCCCAATCCGTATTTCCGTTTTATCATCATCAAACTTGTAACACTCCCGCATTTTCTCAATGCAGTTATTCATTTCTGATATTTTCATAATCTCACCCCTTAAAGCAATCTCTTAACACTTACCTGTCTGCTTCATTATCTGCCACAATAACAGGTTCATCTTCTAAAGTGGAACAAATCTATAGGCTCACCGTTTCTACCACCTATTTTATGTGGCTGTATCTCTCTAAACGCTCCACACTCTATTGATTTAATTATATCTGCCATGCTCATTTTCAAAACTCCTATTCCGCCAACAACTTATACAGTTCCAACGCTTCATCATCTTTAATAAGTTTTCTGATATAGGTTTTCCCGTTATGGTTCTCAAATACCATTGCTATTGGTCGTTCTCCTGTTTCCAACCCTAAATCAAACGCAACTGACATTACTTCTTCCCCAGCTTTTTCAACTCTAGCTTTTGGAATTATCACATTTTCAGGCATTTTAAATATTTTACTCATTCCTCATAAACCTCTTAAAATCTTTCCTACACTTAGAGCATAAATCATATTGGTGCTCGTTTCTCCATATAGCCATTGGGAGTGTTTGTTTTGCTAAATCCTCTGCCGTGTATATAGCTTCCTCGTGAAAAGGTTCTAATTCTTCTGTTTTGAAATAAGCGTATTCCTTATTGTAAAATATTATTTCTTTTCCGCACCTGTCGCAAGTGTGCCATTCTTTTTGATGTTTCATTCTTCTACCGCCTTAATATCCGCCATTAAATTCCGAAAGCCATTCTTTCAGCTCTACATGTGCCTTAGCAAAGCAAAGTTCCATGTCACCATCATTTTCATCGACAATTACTACATCTTCGCCATTACACCTAGCTTTAGGGTAATCATCAGCACAGCCTTTTTTATAAATCAAAATATTCCAATCACATATTTTGCTATAAGTAATTTCAAGATGCATTGGAAAGTCTTTTGCTTTATCGTCAAAAAATTTTAGAAATTCATTCATTCTTCCACCAACTTTCTACCACAAATAGGGCAATAAGCTATTTTCATTACCATTTCAACATTCATCTCTTTACTGCTACACACTGCAAAGGACGGACATTTATTCAAGTCGCATGTAATTACAGGTGTATTTGACAACTTATCAATCTTAAACTTGCCATAATGTGTTATGACAGGAAATTTTTCCTCGCAAAATTTACACATATTACACCTCAACCTCATATTTCTTAAAATAGTTTCCAATATCTTTAGGTATCTCAACACCTAGTTCTTTTGCCCTTTTAATACATTTGTCTTGCGGATAAATAATATGTATTTTTGTATCTCTGTAGGTTGTACAGTCTATCCCAGAACTATATTTTGCACATTTTTCTCTGTATTCACATATATCGCATTCGGTATTTTTCTCTTTATATTTTTTCGGTTTGTATTGTTCAAAGTCTTTACACTTATAATCAAGTGATGTATTATTCCCTTTTTGGCATCCATAAAACGGATATTCTTCTCCCGTTTCTTCATCAAAAATAAAATCCTCATCACAATATTTGCAAATTGAACAATCTTTCATATTACACCTCAAATCTTCGTAAATATATCCAAATCATAGTTATCTCTGATATGGTCAACAACTTCCTGTAATTTGCTTTTCACAAATTCATCATTGGCAATATCTGGGTGTGCGTAAAACATACAACTGTCTTTCTTGCCGTCTGCTTTATATTTACGATAGTTAAATGTCATCATAAACAATGGTATTCTTGTTAAATTCTTTGTCTTGCGTCTTATCCAGCGATTAACAATTCTCTCAATCATCATTCTTCCCCCATAAATTATCTGGTAATTCTTCGCCGCCATAAATCTTGTTAGCATATTTCTTAAATGTCGGCACGCTACAGCCTGCTACTTTTGCCGCCTTTACTTGTGAAGCCTGCCCCGATATGTATAAGTTAATTGCTTCATAGAATTTATCTTTGTTTAGTGGATGTACGCCCATAGCCATAATAATCACTCCTTATTTCAAATATTTCTGTGCTAAGTTTTCTCTTATCATTCCAGACATGAAATGCTGCAAGCTCTTAGTTACTTCTTTGCCATTAATCTTGTATTTTGTCTGTAAGTAATAATCTATTAACTCTTTGTAGTAATCATCAAATCCATAAGCAGAATTATCACTCATATAATTACCAACTGGCTCAAAGTAATTAATAACTATCTTTGTCAAAGCCTGTTCTGTAATGCGTATATGGCTCATATTTAAAGTTTTATTGTATTGCTCAAGGAAATAGTCAATAATATGCTTTAACTCCTCTATTCGCCAATCTGACGGCTCGCAATCTGCAAATTCAACAGCAATGTTTTTAATTGCATCAGATTTGCTTTCGCCTTTTTCAACTGAAAAAGCATATATATCTCCTCTTGAAGAATCTTTAGATTCTGAAAGAGCATTTGATGTATCACTTATACATTTATCACTTAAACCATAATTGTTATACTTATGTATGGATTTTTCTCCACTACCCCCTATGGATTTATTTCCGTTACCCTGTGGATTTTTATCCACCCCCTCATTTTCTTCTTTTATTTCCAATTCATTAATAAAATCATCATAGAATTTTTGAGTGAGTGTTATTATCCTGCCAGTAATTTCTCTTGTTCCCTCTCTATATGTGTATTCACGCTTAATATGTCCGTTTTTCTCTAATTTTAGTATTGCCTTTTGAATTGTATTTTCCTTTACACCGATAAAATCAGCAAAATGTCTGTTATTAGCATAACATTGCTTTTTACTGCCTTTTGATAAACTGTATATTTCTAAGAGTAAAAACTTTTCGTTAGGCGTATACTCTCTTGATAGATATAAATTTTTGTAAATCCATACGCCTTTAAAATCCCTAGTTTCGGGTATTATAATTTCTTTTGCCATAATCGAATACCTCCGCTTGATATTATTTATGTATGCCTGTGATACACACTCCGCTTGATTGGTAAAAACAACAAACAGGCACAGCGGAAGTGCTTTTCGGTAGCTAACCTAGTTTGTTGTAAATAGTTGCACGGAGAGTCGAACTCCGTCAGACCAAACCATGCCAATGCATTTCAAATCTGCAAATTCTATTTTGCAAAGAGTTTTCTGTTTCCGATAATACAACTACTATTCATACATCTCCCATCGACCGGAACTATTGCAGTAGTATCCGACTAAGTGGAGATAAGAAATTGATGTGGTGTGGATTTGAACCACACATGAGATTCCGTCAGTTAGTCTGCACCTACGAATAGGGATAAATGGATTTTTATTTTCTAACGGATTTATTGGTGTAATTGCTTACAGCTATTTACCAGACTTGTTCTAGCAATCCTTATCGCACACCGTTCTCTTAACCATCAATTAGCGTTTACCCATTTCGCCACACATCAACGCCACATTTCGGGCAACCGCCGTGTTAGGGATTTGAACCCCAGAGACTTTTACATCCAGACTGTTTTCAAGACAGCACCCTCGACAAACCGGACACACAGCAAATATAGCAGTGTAGTGGAACTGCTATATTTGAAATTGCTTTTGCCACTACTTTGTACAATTTCATGCGGACTTTCTACCGCTTACGGCAAGGTTCACCTCTGTCGTAAGTTAGCGCCGACATCGCGAATCGAACACGAACAACATTTCTGTTGGATAGCTTAGCAAGCTACTGGAATACCTTTATCCCATATCGGCAAATACCGCCTGTAACGGCTATCAAGGGAAAATGCAATAATATTTTGGGGGAATATTGAGGAAGAACCTTGATAAGTTGAATTTCGCACCTCTGTACGAGGCAAAACTCTCCGAGCGGTCTTGCACCACCCTTAACTGAAACAAATCCAAGAGAGCATATGAAGGAGGACTACCCTGTAAAATGCAAAACATGGTAGTCTACGATAAAAGTAAGACAAACTACACCAGTCGGATTCGAACCGACGCATACAGAGGTCAAAGCTCTGTGCCTTACCGCTTGGCTATGGTGCATTAAGTGGCTATTCTCGGTATATATTCGCCACAAACCGCAGTGTACTATCCTTTGTAGCCATTATACTTTCATTGACCGACACGGCTATTCTGACAATTCTATGTATTTGTCAATGTACCACTTGGCTTTTTGAATATCCTCCAAGCCATTCTTGTTATTATGTCTGTAAATGTACTTAAAAGCATTGCATAAGCAAAAGTTCTTAACGGCTTCCTTGCCCTGTGTTTCCAACATAACATCTATACATTCAAAGCTGCCAGTCTCATAATGGCTCGGATGATTAACATTGTCATTTACCGGCTTTTCATTGACGCTAGGTGCGACATCTTTAAGTGGAGTAAAGTTATATCCCTTACCGCCGTTATTAATGCAGCTTTTACATGGTTCTACGCTAAATAGTAATGATTTGTTTATACAATTAACGCAAAATCCATTATTTCAGCATTTCCCATTAAATATCACCTGCCTGTCTATGATTAGCTCTGTAAGTATCAAATCCCTCTGGATATCTTGCTTTCAGCTTATCAATGTTAATCTGCATGATTTCATCAAGGTTCCAACCGAAGGATTCGCAAAGTATTGCAAGATACCAACAAATATCGCCAGTTTCTTTCTTTGCATGATCAATATCAAGCTGTTTCTCGTGGAAAATCCATTTTTTAAGCATGTCGTTAAGTTCTCCAACTTCGCCAGATAAACCTAATGCAGCATTAAGAACACCACCTAATTCAATCTCTGACGTATCTTCGCCACGATTGCCAATCTTTAAATCACCAATCTTATTCAGAAGCCTATCTGTAGACTTTTTATTGTTAGTACGCATAGCCAAAGCCTGATACTCTGCTCCCTGCATTTCTAACTCCTAACTCTTTTTTATTTTTTGAAATTTTTTGGAATTTACTCGGCTGAATTAGCCGTTTTGATGTGTGTATTCATTGAATATCTTATGAATAATTAAGATGTGTCTATTATACACCTATCTATCAGATTTGTACAGTAGATTTATTGATTATATTATATGGGTTATTATCAGGACTATATATTAATAAATATAATGATGTATATAGTTTAATAAATTATTGTTAGATGGTTATGTATATATAAATATATATAATAAGCCTTTTTATCTTTGGGGTTGGGAAAGCGACTTAGTTGGGCGTGCAATGCGTGTATATATAACCCCCACGCCCTGCGTTTGTATATCTTGCACAACGAAATCAGCCAAAGCGGAGCCATTGCGCAATAAATAATTATCACGCAATCGCTGTCAATCCGCTTGTTTACTGGCTTTGTTGTACTTTTATCGTTCAAATGTTCTGTTTTATCACTTCGCTAAAGTCTAATTTAGCGAAGTGCTGTTATCGTGAGCCAAACAGCTAGAACCTGCTTGTTTACTGGCTTTGTGGGATTTCTTGTACATCTTGCACAATGATTTCTTGTTGTGCAATTTGACGAACATTAGAGCCTTGAGCGTTTCCAGATGGTCCGAGCTGCGGAAGGTCTGCGGCTGTCTTGATAACCTTTGTAGTGCTTTCTCTGCTGACACCGGGAAGATTCCAACCAAAGCGGCGATTCATAACCGCAAGTTGCCCGACTGGATTCTTGCCAGACCAGAGTCGTGCCTCTCCACTAGATTCGTAATCTTTAGACAATTTTTGATACAAATTGTTAGCCGATGTACTTAGTTGCGGTGTCCTGCTCTCACTTCCCCAGTTATATATAACATCTTCTCTTATACCAGTTAATTTACAATAACCACTTATAGTGCATATTTTATTATACTTATAACACATATATATATAATAATCTGCTATATAATTTAAGTACTCATAATTATAACTATTACAATTACTATTATTTATATTACTATATTGATTGTTATAATTATTATTATTATATCCTTGTAATTTACCTTTTAATTTTAGTCTGTTAGTACCCTTAAAAGTATTATTATATACATAAATTAAAGCGGCATAAAAAAGGGATTGCGGAGCCGCTGCCATGTCCTCGATGTTTTCATCTTTGCAAAATCTTTTGAAATACATATCAATTTCATTTTCGAAAATCTCTTGACTTTCTGGTGCTTCCTGTACTTTCTCCATATATTCCCCTTTCTGCTGGATCTGCTCCAACTAATTAATTATATATACTAATAGCATAAAAATAACCCGATAACAATATTAATATTATCGGGTGTAAATCTTATATATTTAATTATTAGCATAATAACACAATAAATATAATTAATCAATAGGCATTAAAAAAGCGATGTATAATAATATACACCGCCTAAATCATATTATCTTCTTTCTTTAATCGTCTACTATTTCAGCCGCTAAAACAGCTATTCGCTGCTTCATTTCTTCGGTTGAACAGGTTTCGTTGTAATAATCGCCAGATATAAGTGTATAGTCGTCGGTACGCTGTTCTTCAACATTCCAACCACCGCCATATGCCAAACATAAATTCCCATTTAACATAATACCAAGGCTGTCAATCTCCATTTGTGATTTAACAAGCTTTGTAATATATTCTTTTAAATAACCATCATAAGGCGTTTTAATACTATTACTAGCTTTTTTATCCTTTAAGCCACACCTTAATTTAATTATTTTTTTAAAGTCGTCTCTTTCCATCTTTTCCACCTTTTAACCTTTCTTAATTGTTTTCTTTTTCGCATTCAAACCCGAATAAAATATCGCTTGCCAACTCTTCGCTGACTTCCTCTTCTGTAATTGGCTTTCTGTTTTCTGCTCCAATCACTTCATCAAGACTTGCGTCTATGTCTGCAAGCGCCTTTTCTCTGCTAAATCCAAGCTCAACAGCCTTGTTTAATAATTCGATTGTTTTCATCTTTTTCACCTTTTCAACCCTTCTTAAAATTCGTATCCCTTCATTCTTCCCGCTAAAGTAGGGGTAAAATGTGTATTATATTTATCGTCAAAATCTTGGATATATTTTATTATATCCTTGTCAAATTGTTCCATAACTTCTTCGGTTTTCTCCTCGGCTTCCTCGTATGTCATTCCCTCTAGCTCGTAAAGATAATCGTTTGATGTATCATCATCAAAACTGTAAGTGTATTCTATTCTCGGCAATCCTGCCTTACTCAAATAGTCGTTAATGCTCTCTCCTGTTGAGCAATTGCTTAGCAACTCCCCAATCGTCTCGGCATCACCGGACTCAGCATGAAAAACGCTGCTTCTGTTCCTATGGATATAGTGCCTATCTCCGCACAATCGTACTATTGCTTGTGCCTGTTCTTCTGTAGCACCATTAAGCACAGCTAATTCAGCATTTTCATAGTTCTTTCGCTGCGCGTAAATCTCTTTGCCTTCGCGTATTTCTTTTGTCATTTCCATATTATTCACCTTTCAGCTTTTGGCTGCCCTTTCTTTGTTTCTGCCATTATAATAAACCATTTATCGTTTATTGTCAACACTTTTTAAAATCTTTTTTGGTTTATTTTTTCTCTACATATTTAATAATGTTCCCCGGTTGCATATCCAGCAACTCACATAGCTTTTCTATTGTCTTAATTCCCACCATTTCATTTTTGCGTATCTTCTGCACTGCTGATTGGCTGATTAAGTTCTCTTTTAATATGCGTGTGGAATTATAGCCACTTTCTTTAAGCGTATCAAGCACATCTATTTTATATACAAGCATAGCTTTGCACCCTCCTTTTATTTTTTATTACATTATATAAAATACATTCTCAAAAGTCAATCAAAAATAATCTAAAAAAAGTTTATTTTATCTATTGACTTTAAACCGTTTTAGGTTTATTATAATAACTGTCAAGAGGACATACAAAAAGGCGGTCACTCCTACCAAGAACTAACCGCCACCAATCAAAAAAAGAAAGGTAAGCCGATTATATCGCAATCGGCGAAATGGTACAAGATTATGAGATTTGAGATTAAAGGCGACACAATTACAAGTGAAACATTACGGAAAACAAATATTTATAAAATAGTTGAAAAGATTCCATTTGGTTTCTATGTATGGAATATCGGCGAGAATATGGGGAGTGATGAATATATTCCAGTTTGCCAAGATTTGTATCCGGGAATTAAAGATGATTACTCTATCAACTCTGACACTTTAAGAGCTATTAAGCTACCAAAAGAAGAGGTTGAGTTATTAAGAGAAGCCGCAGCATGGGGAGTTAATAGCATAGAGACAGCAAGAAAGGCATTAAAGAGCCGCCGCCATAGTTATATGGCTGAAAAGAAGAGAGAAAGCGCACGCAAAACAATAGTTATATTTGAAAGGATTACAGAATAAGGAGGATTAAATATGAATTGGCAAGTTATAGAAACACAATACTTCAGTAAATTTGAAAGTCCTAAAGAAAAAATTGTGGCACAATTTGATACCTTAGTTTTAGCGGAGGATTTTGTTAATTTAGTTATTCCAAAAGATACACGCGACAGATTCAAGATTGAACATATTAACAAGGAGGTGTAAATTATGAAGATTTTACTTGAAAAGATTAAGAAGTTGGAACAGTTGGAGAAAGCCGCAGACGAAGCAGAAAGCAGATATACAGAAGAGCCAGAAAACGCAGAATTTGAAAGTGCCTTTGATAAAGCATATAAAGCAGAATTTGCCGCATATATCGACGTGGCAAGATATATTGAACATATGACAGGCGGTGCGATTGATTTTATGAAAGCAAAGGAATTAATACAGACTAAACGCGCGGAGCTTTTGCAGCTCTTAGCATAATTAGCAAGGTCGGCACTTCCGGGGTTCGATTCCCCGGCTTGCTTTACCCTTTGGGGAATAAATAAAAGAGAGGTAAAACATTATGAACAGATTAGAAGAAGCACGGAAAGCATTTTTAAAAGTTAGAAACATCCTGACAGAAAAACATGAAGATTTTGCACTTGCGAAAGCGTACAAGAAGCCTTGGAAATGGTACAGGGAACACACAACGGAAGAAGCTATTAATATTTTAAGAACAGAAGCAAAAGCAAACTAACCGCCGCAGAGGATGCCAGCCGGACCGATACCGGCGGCGGTTTTTCCTTCTAAGGAATAATATTAAGAATATGGAGGTCTGCGATATGACAATATACGAAAAATTAGACACTTTAACAGCCGGAGAAATCCGCGGAAATTTAGAAAAATTTATATTCATCTATGGAGAAAAGACGGCTAAAACCTTGGAACTTGAAAAAATAGCAGATTTTTCTTTTTGGGATAATGGGCGGAGCGTAATTATATACACAGGTTCTCAGGCTGTTTTTGATTGTAACTATGATATTTTTTATGGCTTAAAAAGGCTTACAACTTGTTATAATAAAGGCGGTCTATTTTATGAATTTAATAATTAATAACTTGATTGAGGGCGTACAATCTGTGCCCTTTTTGGCTTGCTGTGGGTTCTGGTTGGTTCGATTCCAGCCGCAAGCATTAGCATATATTTATATGCTTTTATTGTGTACCTTGAAAAATTAATATAATAATGCTATGCTTATATATAAGGCTTTTTAAGTGTACAAGTGTACCTAGTTGGGCGGCGTGCGTTCTGGAAAATCCGCCAAAACTGGCGACAGCTTCCACAACCTACAAGGGCATATTATACCCATTTTATGCAACGCTGCCAAAGGCGTTTTAAGGCTGTTTTGTTCTGTAGGCTTATAAGTCTACACCGACACAATAAAACCACCGTACAGGTCAAATCACAAAGTCACAAAGTCAAAACAAGCACGAATCGCAGCCGGTCAAGTTTATATAATGCACTTTAATCTGTTAAAGTTTTTCATCAATTTTTCAGGGCAAATCTGAACAAAATCGGGAGCAAAAATTAAAATTCTGTGTAACCGATTTTTGGATTTCAAAATTGCATATGACGGGGGTATCAAAATTTTTGCATTATATTTTATGAGAAAATTTTTCCAATTTTTAGAGTAAGATTTAAACAAAATCTGAACCAAATTTCGAAAATTGTCAAAATCGAAATTGCGAATATAAAAGAGAACCCCACGGAGGTAGCAAAAAAGTTGCATTATATTCCGTGGGGTTTAAATTAATCTATAAAAATAATCGGTTTATCATCATCAAAAAGATTACTAACAACTTCCTGTCCTTTATCCACTAAGTAACAAGGAACTTTCTGGAATCGTCTAAGACCTTTGATGATTTCATATTTGTTGTTAATTCTATATATAGTTCCTGCGAAATTGCCTTTATTAACAGGGATATAAGATTGCATAGCAAGTGGAGCTGTTACACATTTATCAAGCTCCTTGAGCTCTATAATATCTACTGCTTCAATCTTGCACAAATCACCATATTCACCCAATGATGGATATACTGGAGGATTTAGTAAAGCATGGTATATATCATCTATATCATTGTCAGTAGCTTTGATGTATATAGTTGTATATAAATCAACTAGCATTAGATGATATTTAACTGTACTAACCCAGCCGGTATGGCTTCCGTCTGCATAATCTGTTATAACATCCCAACGCTTAAGCATTTCATCGCTAATTTTGTTGAAATTATAGCCACCGTGCCATTCTTTTTGCACCTTAGTATTATAAATTCCTTTGCCAGTAACAAAATAATCTAATTTATGATACCTTTTCCATTGACACATTGAATGAATAAACCCATTAACTGTGCTAAATGGTGGCAAAGGGTAGCAATCTGCACCTTTTGGTGCTGATGGATTATTGAATCTAGCCATTTCTTGATACATTTTTAATCTTACAACTCTCATAATAAAACCTCTAAAATAAAATAAGTTGCACCTATACAAAAATGTATCAATGCAACTTTCCACTATGGTTCTATTAAGGTAAAATGATATATTAATTATCAATTGTTTACATCTATTAAATAATAGCATTTTTAAATATTATTGTCAACACAACAACTTTCTGTATAAATTAATGCTTTACTTGAATACCGGCATTGACTAAGCTCATATATCAATAATTCTTTTGTCATAGTCGGATTAGTCTTTTGAATTATCTTTAACAGCTCATCAATACTCATTATCCCACTCTCCTAACTGCTCCAAGCACCATATCAACAATGTCAAATACTTCATCACCATAAGTTGCTACAAAATCGCACAATATTTCTTCCTGCTCTATTGGCAAATACACATCATAGGACATACAGATTGCATGGCACACTTCATGTATCAGCACTTTGCGTTGCATGAATCCACGCAAGACATTTGACAGATAAATTGTATGTGTATTTCTATCAGTTACACCTAAGCTGATTGTGCCGTCTGACCGCTTTAATTCGCCCGAATTTGAATTTTTATATTGCACTTGCCAGATTGTGCCATTGATGCTAAAAATCATCTGTATGCTCCTTTCTGAATAAAACAAAAACCACTAACCGATATTGGCTAGTGGCGTTTGCTTAATGTATTTAATTGTTATGCACTCTTTACACAATAACATATCATCATTTCCTTAATTACCAACTCATAAGCTGGTTTAAGGTCTTTATCGTTGGCAATTACATATAGCTTGTTGATTTTCTTAAGTTCAGACTTTTTAATGTCTGGTCTTTCTTCCAAAGCTCTGCCGACAGCTCTCTGAACTCTATCATCAAGCCTGCAATTTCTTTTCTGCATTAGTCTTTCGTAACTTTCTTTTCTTGCATACGAATATCTCTTATCTCTGGTATCACCTTTGTTAAAGTAAGGACTTTCAGCAATCTTTGTAATGCAAGAATTGACCCATTTCTGGAAGTTCTCAACATCATCTACTCTTTGGAATGTTTCAGCAATAGCATTCTGTGTCTGTTTTACTTCTCTGACTTCTTTTGCAAGTTGCTTCTGTTCAAGCTCATTTCTTGATATTTGCTGTACAAGCAAGTTCATCAGCTTTGTTTGAGGGTCAAGCTGTTCAAGGTCAATCACTTTCTGCTTAACTCTTTCCTCAACTGTTGCAAAATATTCTCTTGCCTGTTCCGCTTTTTCTCCGTTACCCTTGACAGACAACTTCTTAGCAAAATGTGCTGTTAGTTTGTAATCATCAGCAAAATTGCCTCTCCCTTGTTCATTCTTCATTGATGAAGAGTAAAA